AATAACATCAGTTGATGCATACATAGTAGGCTGACCAGAACCCATATAATTCTTACGAGAGAGAACGGAAGTCTCAATAATAGCATCTGCGATCTGGTTGAAAGTAGCAGCTGCTGGAATATTAACAGTCTCGTGAATGGTGTATACGTCATTATCCTTGTAAATCGGGCGAATGTGCTCAGGATCAATGTAAGAAGGATCGCTAGAAGGACGATCATCGCCAACCAAAACAGCTCGAACAATTTCCTCATTAAGCATGAGACGCATCTCTTGCTTCATCCAAGATACGATGTCGAGATCAGTAATATCCACAACATCGTCACGGTCGAGCTTCTGAAGCTTGTATACCGTCTGAGGGGTAGTCGAACGAGAGAACAGGTTGAGGACTTCCTCGATCTTCTGATTACCCTTGATGTAACCACGAGCACGAGCCTCATACTCAGTAATATTAGCCGCCACCGAACGAACTCGGGCGAACGGAGTCTTGCGAAGAGCTCCCCAAACCTTATCAACCCAGTCCATGTTTCGAGACACAAGCTCGGGATTCTGGCCAACAAGCTTTGCTTCAGGGTAAAGAACCTCAAGATTCTCAATGGAATGCTCTAAGAACGCGTTCTTCAAAGAACCATTGGAACTATTACGAGCCTCAGTAATGATCGACTTAATTTCGTCATGAGAAAGCTCAGCATATCCGTCATCCGAACCATTGTACTGATCTTCAAAAGCGTTGTGCTTCATATCATCCTCCATATCATCATGTTCTACACTGCCGCCATTTTCACTAAGAGCGGAACCAACTAGGAATTCTACAACCTTACGCTGCTTAGAATTCATAGAATCCAAAACATCTGAAATAGTCTCATCTGAATCTGAGTCTGAATCAGAATGCTTAGCTTCACCACCGGATTGTCCTTGAGATAAAGCTTGACCAACAAGATACTCTACAACCTTACGTTGCTTCTCGTTCATTGAATCGAGAATATCTTGTATCGTCTCTTCACTATTGGAATTATCATCTTTTGCCACTTTAGCATCATCCTTATCATCGTCGTCATTATCATTGTCATCATCACTGTGCAAAATAAATTCATCGTCGGTATAAATGATGGCCTCATCTTCTATATCTGTATAAGTACCATCACTATGCGCGATACTAAGAGGATCAATCAAAGCTCCAGGATTAGCACCAGCAATAACCAGACTAACCTCTCGAATCATTCCATGAATAACATCAGAGCCTCGTTGAATAAGCCTATTAGCATGGATTGACATAGAGGTTATATCACCGTGCTGAACCAATGCCTTCGCATTTTGACCAGAAGGAGTGTTATTGAACGTACAATAAGCATATACGCCATCATCACGCTCCTCCAAATCAGCATGACCTAGTACATTCTCAGGATCATTATGGAGATGCTGCCAGACAAGAGGTACTCTAGTATTATTGTTATCACTAAAAGCTCCCTTTCGGATAATCCTGCCATCTCCACACCTAAGATCGTTTTTAGTAGCATAGCCACTAAAATCATAAGTCATATATTTCACCTTCCTTTCTATTCTTTCTTTTTCTTATTACTCTTCTTGTACCTAGCACGTATTTCTTTACGTTCCTGAACACCCTGAGCTCTACGATTAGCAATGGGCTCCTTATATGAAGCAGATGTTGCTTTACGTTCTGAAGAGTATTTAGAACGTATTTGTTTACGCTCAGATTGACCTTGTTGGGTTCGTTCCTTCCGTGCCGTGTTTTGTTCGGCTATCTGAGAAGTGGTTCTGTTTGTCTCTTCTTCCAGAGTAGCTTTCAACTTATCACGCACTTTAGAAATTTCCTCCTTATTTTGATCGCGTAAACTTTTAATATCTGCCCGTAAAGAACTAGCTGTTTCTTTTTGTTTAGCACTACTAGATTCTATAAATGCTTTAAGATCTGAGCGAATTTTAGTAATATTATCACGCATAGTATTAGTATGTTCAGTTCTTATTTTACTAACTGACTCAGTATACTCAGCGTTTGCTTTTGAGATTTCATCTGAGTTAGATGCGATCTGAGCTTTTATCCTCTGTTTTTCTTGAGGATTTCCACCGTCGCCCATACTTTCCAAACGACCTCGTAAAGCAGCATTTTTAACCTTTAGTGGATTATTCTTACTATCTAATTCGCTCTTTCTAGCTTCAATATCTTTCTCAGTATCTTCTTTTCTCTGTTCGCGAGCATCCTCAACAGAATCTTTAGCCTCTTGACGCTTCTGCTCTCGTTCCAGCTTAGACTTCTCATTAGATTCCTTGATGGAATTCTGTATTTGTTCAGTCTTTTCTTTGAGCTGTTTTCTAAGAGTTTCTATCTGTTGCTTAGTGGCTTCTCTAGCAGCTGTTTTATTAGCTTTACTAGTATTTCTAAGTTTTTGTATAGCATCACGTATCGAAGCTATAGCAGCCTGTTGATCAGAATTGCTTTTATCTATCTCGGCTTGTTGAGATGCTTTCAAAGAATCAAGTTTGCTCTGTTTTTCAGCATTCATCGCATCGATGTCTTGCTTCTGTCGAGCTTTACTTTCTTCAATAAGCCTATCGCGTTCACTCATTGGTTCTTCAGAACCAGAAGAACCATAAGAATTAGAAGAATATCCACCGGATGAAGCAGCGTTATTACTTGTTCGTCTAGATCTTGGTGAACTAGTCTTTTTATGAGCCTGATAATATTCTGCTGCTTCTTTAGGATCGTAGTAAGCATTCGAATAATTTCCATAAGGATTATTCGTTCTTGCTTCTACTCCTTGATACCCCGTCTTACCTGCAGCTCGATCCCTAAGGTACCGCTCTCTTCGTTTTTGAGAATCATAATTTCTTCTCTGTGTAGCAGCATCTTGAGCATGGGATAATGAATCGCTATTTACTCTATATATAAACTTGGTCATGATTCATCCACCTGCTTGTCTAGTTCATCTAATTCAAGCTGGTAAGACTCTAGCTTCTTGAGATATGACCTTAGATCAGCCTCGTCCATATCGCTGAAATCAGTTATCTCTTCATCATTTGGTATAGAAGGAGTCATTTCCTCCTCATTTTGATTGCCCGAGTCAATAGGTACGCCAGGCTGCATAGCATCTGGATTAACCATTGATGGATCATTCATAACCGGGTTAATGTTCTTATTAAGTAGTTCTTCTGCACGCACACTATCTACCGGCTTATAACCAAGAAGAGCTCGAACCTCGTTACTGTTTAGAATCTCGTTCCTGGTCAATCGTTCAGCCATTTCAGCCAAATTCTCTACGGTAACGAGACTGAATGGGGCTCTAAAGAACACGATTGCTTGTCCTTGTGTCCTAGCCGTTTTAGTTAGAAACTTTCTGTGCATTTCATCAACAATAGCTGAAACTATTGGTTCAATAGTTCTATTATTGTAATTTAACATCACTTGAGGATCAGCAGTGCCATCAAATACTTGAGCTGTCAATCCCAATTGAGCATACAATTGATTTGTAAAATATTCAATCTGTTCAACCAAACGATTTTCTATAGGATGACCTAATTGTATAATTTTCTCAGTGCCATCAACATAGGCCACACCATATTTTGATTCGGTCAATTGAACTTCAACTTCTTTTCGACGCTTTTCAGCTTGTGCCATTCTAGCTTCAGATCGAATGCTATATGGAAGCTGGATTATCATATTCAATTTATCTGAATTTTGTTTATCATCGGTTGCATCCAAAAGAGCTAATTTATGACGCAATCGCTGAAGGGTTGAATTTGGTTCATTCATCACTTGATAGAGAGGGTTTTCGATGATACAAACTTTGTCTTTTGGAAATACAAGCTCTTCTCTAATACCTTTTCTATCGTTGTAAATATCCAATCGAACGTAGTCGGGCATCCATTGGACTATTTTGCCAACTCTCATGGAACGTATATCGTATGAGTTTGTCATCGTTATGTCTATGTCTGTATCTATCGGGACTATAGCAACGTATCCCTCATCAAACATAGATAAGACAACATCCATAATAAATGATCTTATCGTTTGATCTTTATTTGGAGCTACAGATAAACATTCGTTCAAACTCGATGGAATCTCTTCTTGGAAACGATTATTTTGATCTACACGTGCATGCCTTATTTCAATAGCGGCAACGTCTATAGCAATCCTATTGTATATAGAAGCTATGATAGATCGCTCAGTTCCCAAACGTAAAGGAGTTCTGTCTAATTTATACGAAGAGGTCATTCCTTGAGTAGCATTAATAGCATATCTGCTCGATTTTTTCTTTTCGTCAGACGTAAAAGCATTCCAAGCATGTGACAAACGATCTCTGATTTTCATATTTCACCTCCTCATTTTGATTTAGAAAGAAGTAAAATATTTTTACCTTTTGAATAGTTGAGCAACTGGAGTATCCATGAATGACTTAACTGTATTGTCAATGAAATCTCGTCCAGATTTAGCAATATTATCTACGGTATCCTTAGCAACCTTCAGGGTCTTTTCGACGGGGTGCCTATCATAGTAATCTTGCCTCTGCCTACGTTCCTGAGCGTCAGCTATGGCTTTTAAGTTAGCTTGCCTTTTATCTTTAAACTGTCCAGCCACATTCTTATGCCTACCGCTAGCTGTGTCGACATCTTCGTAAATATATCGAATCTTTCCAGACTTGGTTTTTACCTTATCAATATACTTATGATTATCCCATTCTTTTCCACTGGATCCGTTTGCGGACATTCCCGAATAATCCGGACGAGTGGAAGGAACGTTGCTAGTTTTAACGTTATCTCTAGCTTTCTTTTCCCATTCTTTTCCTGTTCGGGATACTTGCTTCGAAATATCATTTACTTTTTTGTTTGTTTTATTATTAAATTGCCGTCTCGCATAATCAGCATCATTAGCAAACTGCTGTACAGCTTTGACACCTTTTTGGACTTCTTCTCCGGCTCGTCTTAGATCATCGTCGGTTATCCTCTTATAATTATATTGTGGCATATCAGTACCTCCTTATTCGAACATATCTATGTATACTTTATAAGCTACATAAGCATCTATTAATGCGGAGACAGAGTCTATCTTTTCGTCATATCGAGTTTTTAGTAGTTTGCGTCCACCATTAGTATTCTGCAAAACGATGGCGTTTCCCATAGTGAATGACATCATTTGTTCATCGAACAAAAGTACTCTATCTTCTGCTAATTTTTTCAATTCTCCAAGAGGTACTGATTCTGTTTTAACCCCTTGTATTACTTTTTCTATTCCATATGGACTATTTTCTTGAGCCCATCTTTCTACAAACTCTTTAGCATTGTATGGATCGTACCCGAAGGCTCTAACGTCATAGTTGCATTTTAGAATATGCTCATCCAGATCTTCATATACGCGCATCATATTTAAGACAGTTCCATCCATGACTATTAAAGTTCCTTCATCTATGAATTCATTGTATTTTAAATTCATAGCAGATGGCAATCTCATCATAGTTCTAGTCGTGACATAACACCTAGTTTTTACTCCAAAACTACCGTCACCTAAAGGAAATAGAAACGTGAATGCGCAGAAGTCATCGCCTTGAGAAAGGTCTGCACCCATAGCACAAGGAAGACCCCAAAAATCTCTATGATCATGAACTTGAGTTTCCTCGTACCTAAAGAAATACGTGTAGCCCTCACTCGGTATTCCGAAACGTTTAGCTAATATGTCGTTTCTACTAGCTGGATTCTTTTCAGCTCGTTCTACATCCAACTGATACGTTTCGTATGTAACTGTTATTCCGATATTTGGCTGAGCCTTGATCCACATTGATGGGTCGTTAACTTCAGAAACATCATCTAATCTATAATACCAAATAGAGACATGAGGATTCTCATATTCTCCTTTTAGTATCTTCATTAATTCCATTTTAATGGTATCGCCAGCGCCATTTCGAACAGTTCCTTCTGAACTAGTAGCTACAATT